ACCAATCTTTAACAGATTGTTTCCGTCAACCAATAATGTTTTTGACACTTGTCGTGTTTTAAATTGTTACTACTCTACTTCTTCTTTTTCTGCTCTCAAATCGAAGTCACCATCAACTCCGATAATCTCCTTCCAATACTCGGCATATTCTTTTTTGTATTGTTCGATTGATGCCTTTTCTTCGGAAGCTTCTTTTCCAGGTAAGAAACCGTGTGGTGTTACGATAATCTTCCCATCTTCAAAACCAAGTCCGTTGATGTGATTTTTCATAACAGACACCTTAGTTCTTGATGCAAACTTCACAGTTCTCTTATCTTTAGTTGCTGTAATTTTTGTAGTACCGGCACCTTTTTGATTTCCAAATAAGAATACTAATGAAGAGTTCAACCAAATAGCCTCACCACCTTTTGCTTTAATTTTAGGTTGTCCGAATGGATTGTCAGGTAATTCAACCCAAGGTTGATTAACAATGATTAAGGTATTTTCGTATTTAGAGTCAGCTTTACGTGAACCTGAAATACGTTGGTTAATACCCATACCAATCTTGTCGGCTAAAACACTTGCGTTGTGTTGTTTACCTCCTTTACCTTCGTAAGTCATTTTACAAGGAACAGAACCAACTGAGTCCCACATAATACACAATGAATAATCAATATCACCCTTTTCTTGAGCGTCTAATAAATCATTAATGTAATCTGTGATTTGTTCAATATAATCAAAGTTATTATTGAATATATAAAAACCATCCCACTCTAATTCTCCTGTTTCTGTGTCAACAACTTCTTCACATTCAAACCCCATTAATTTTGCGTGGTCAAACGACCATTTTTGTTCAGTGATGATGAATACAGGTAAAATACCTTTCTTCTGAGCATCAACCGCAGTCTTAACTAATGCAGTAGTTTTACCCGTATCTGAATGTCCTAAGAACATATTGATGTGTCCCATAGCAGGGCCAGGTAAACCAACCGCATCCAAAAACGGAGCTCCAAGGTCAAAAAACCTTTGTGGTTTATATTTTGCAGAGGTAGAAAACTTTTTTTTCAAAGACCCAAAGTCGTTCTTCTTAATAGCCATTACAGTTCGTAAATTTTAAAGTTTTTAATAGTTGCCAACTTGTCGTTTGCGTTAGTTAGTTGTTCAACCAAATTATCCATTTCTTCGGTGTGTTGTGGGTGCTCACCAATTCCTACAGGGTTTGTAAAATATACATATAATCTTGCCTCTGCATCTGCAATTTCAGACTCGTATTTTTTCACAAGAGCATCTTTTAATTTTTCTGCTAAAAATGTGTTCATTTTTTTAATTTTTTAAAGTTAATAAAAATCGGGCTTATGTAGAAAACCCGATTATGTTTGTTTGATTTAGAATGGTAAGTCTTCTGATGGTTCTTCGTTTGCTTGTGGGTCAACAACAGGAGCGGTTTCTTGTTTTGAGCCTCCAAGTGAAATCTCAGACTCTTCTCCGTAAACATATTTTTTTAGTTCAGATGACCAAATTGGAGTTTCTCCAACAGCAACTGCCTCTAAATATTCTACAGGTTTTTTAGAATATACATCATTCCATGTAAGTTCATCTTGAATCCATCCTTCCATGATTGCCTTATCCTCATGTAGTGGTTGTGGGTCATCATACATAATAGTTTGAATTACTGTGTACTCTTTTCCTTGTGGTGTTTTTGCCCTTGTAAGTTCAATAATTAAATCACGACCTTTTTCGGCATTGGTTACGTCACCTTTAGCTTTCCAAATAGGTAGAATTTTATCTAAAACACCTTCTTGTTTGTAGTTGTGTTTGAATCTCCAAAACTTAACTCCATCTTGTTCATTATCTCGGTCAATAACTTTTACAATGTAAAATAAACGTGAACGGTATTGTGATGCCAATTCTTTGTCTTCTTTTTTACCTGTTGAAATCAATTCGTTATAAACTTCACTTAATGGTGAACGGTCATTGTCGTTTTTCTCTGGGTCATACAACTTAACCCATTGTCCGTTTACTTGGATTTCATGATACCAAACTTCAACAAATGGTGATGAACCATCTTTTGTAGGTAAGATACGGATTCTTCGTGATGCGGATTTTTCATTCTTTTGAAGAATTGCAGAAAAATACTTCTTCAATCTGTCTTCTTGGGAAATGTTTGTTTTTGTGCTGTTGCTCGATGTTGAATTTTTTTCGTACTGAGCAAGTACTGAATCTAATACTGAATTTGCCATAAATAAATTTTTAATTATTACTCTTTTATCTATGAAAAATATAAGTGAAATTTCGTTTTTGTCAAATAAAAAAGGGAAGATAATTCTTCCCTCAAAAATATAATTATGAAAAATAGTTAGTAAGTATTTTCATCGTCATCTTGGTCAAAAATACCAAATGTTTTTTTAACTTCATTCGGTGAATAGTTTTCAACCTCATCTGAAGTTAATATATATTCTTCTTTTCCTTGTTTTTCAAAGTCTTCTTTTTTGTCTTCAAAATAATCTGTCAATTTTTGATTATAAGGGTAAGAATCAAGTGAACGTAACATCAATTTTTCTTCAGGTGACTTCGGTCTACTTTTTTCTACTTTACTTTCGATTGAGTCTATTTTTGACATTATTTGGTCCATCTGATTTAATTTTGTTTCTAAATCATTCAATTTAGAAAACATACTATCCATGAACTCTTCTTGTTTGGTTTTAATTTCTTCTTGGGTCGTTACTAAGTCTGTAATATCTATTTCTTCAGTACCCCCTTCTTCTTCATCTTTTTTTGTATCAACTTCTTCAACATCAGGGTCTGACTCAACGTCTACAGGTTCGGGTATTGCGTCAGCACCACCTGCGTCAGGTGCTGGTGGTGTTGCTCCTGCGTCAGGTGCTGGTGGTGTTGCTCCTGCATCAGGTGCGGGTGCTCCTGCATCAGGTGCGGGTGGAGCTCCTGCTGCGTCAGGTGCTGGTGGTGCAACTTCTTGTTCATTAATATATCCTGTAATTTGGTTAAAACGTTTTAACTCTTCTAAAATTTGTCTTTCTATACTCATTTTTATCCATTTAATAATGTTTTAACCCCTTGTGGAGTTTCGACTTTTAATGTTCTATTTGTTTTCATAGTATTGTCCACTCTTTCAATTAGACCATCTTTCATTCTAATTGTATAACAATCCCCGGTTTCCAAATCACAAACTTCTTGATACCCATTACCTTTATCTCTTTGTGTAATTTTTGTATCTTTTCTTAGATAATTATCTAATAACATTTTTATTTCCATAGTTTTTTTTATATAAATATTATGTTATGGGAAAAATATACCATAACTATTTTTAAAAGTAGTAAAATATCTATTATAAATATCTTGTATATCAGGGAACGACGGATTTACTTTGTCATTTTTTCTAGTTATGAAATCGTTCGTTGTGGTTGGTAAATTAACGTAGGCGCCTACTCCACCTCCAGGACTAACAAATCTTCCTTCAAACCAAAATAAAGTAAATAACGTATAGGCTTCTGCATATTTTTCAACATCTGTGGTATTTGTACTGAAAGTTTTTAGTTGTTCTATAATAGGTAAAAAACTTTGAACTTGAGCATGTATAAATTGTGTTGGTACTACAAAGTCAGAAAACGATGCATAAGGTCTAGAGGATGTATCATTTTCTAATGCTGTTGTTAAACACACTTGTTGAGATATGAGAGCGTTTAAGTCTGCAGTATAGTTGTTTGAAGTTGATATTTCATATAGATTATAATTTGGTGGATTACAAACAACTTGGTCAATTTTATTATTTATTCTAGTAAACGCAATACCAAAATAAAGAGGTCGTAGTTTTTCTTGAGCCGCTGGAATATTTGTCGTTAATAAAGTTTTTAAATCTTCAACTGTTATTGGTGTTATATTAATTCCAACAAATGGTGTAGTTGTAAACGTTGTTGCTGAAAGACAAATATTTTCAGGACTTTGTAACGCGCCAGGTTGTACCGTACCTTGTTGTGTGTTCACATTTGTGATTGGTTCTGTTGTCTTAACTTCTTTTAATATTAATTCTTTATATGCGTTTATATAATTTTGATTGACTGTGTCTAATAGACTATTTGGTTGTGGTAAACTATATCTTGATATTCTTGGCCCTGAAATCGTTGTGGAAAATTTAGTCTGACTAATGTCGTGTTTTACAGATAAAACCATATACGGACCATAGAATAATGGTACATGTCTTAAGTTAAAATACATGGTCGGTTGCATCATGGCGTTACCCATCATTTCAATACTAACATTATAACTTCTACTTTTATATATGCTATAAAGTGAAACGGATTGTTGAGCCACTTTGTCTCCTGACACAGATGCCCCAAATTGTGCTGCGATTTTATTTGATTCTGCGGTGTTTTTCTTTTCAGACATATCTACTTTAACACTTTTAAAAATACTTTGGTTTTGAGTTCCGTAATCAACACTAAAACCTACCACCCTATTTTTTTTGGAGTAGTCATCTTCGGGGTTAGATGGTACTCTTAATGGATTGTCTGAAGATTTTCTTATATCAAATGTATCACTCGCAA